CTGCATCAGCAGGATCGTGAATTGGAAGTCATGGGCGCATCAGGATGAAGACCTGCGCGCCATCCCGAAGCCTGGCCATAAGGGTGGCGGGGATTACCATCAGCTCAAGCCTGAGGGTTACGAGAAGCCTGCACCTCCACAACGGCTTACCTGTCGCAACTGCCTCCATCTGAACACCAACACTGGCGTCTGTGACTTCGGGTTTCCTGAGAGCTTGACCTCGGCGTACACGTTCGCAGCAAAGTGCAATGTCTACCAACCAATCAACAATGGATGATCTCATTAACGAGCCACCGCACTACCGCCAGGGCGAGATCGAGTGCATTGATGCGATCGAGGCCGCACTGACACCCGAGGAGTTCCGCGGCTACTGCAAGGGGAATGCGATCAAGTACATCTGGCGCGAACGGCACAAGGGGCAGGATAGCTCGCTGGCAAAAGCCGCATGGTATCTGGCCCGGTTGCTCGGTTAGAGCTCACCAGACACCCAGCGTGCGATTGCCCATTCACGGTTTGATGTCCAGAACGGCTGCTCTCGATACCAGTCCACCCAATGCTTGTGGCCCTTTTGGCTGTTGCACATTAGGCAGCAACTGATGAGGTTCTTGCGGACGGTGAGGCCGCCGAACACCTTGGGCACAACGTGATCAAGGGTGGGACTGCGACCTAGGTTTTCGCCGCAGTAGGCGCACTGATAGTTCCAGGCTAGGTGGATCTGATCACGCGCCGAGCGTCGGGTGACGAGGCGGGTTTCGTCAATGTGTGCTTTGTCCACCGAGATCGAGCGGCAGGGGCAAGGCCTCAACTGAAAGGTCAAGGATGTCGTCGTCGTTGCCGATGTGCTCTGTGATGCGGCTGTAGAGATCAGCCGGCAGCTCGTCTGGGTTGGTGTTTGATCGGTAGATGACCTTGGCGGTGATCTCGATCAGGAAAGCCTGCATGGGATGACCGCCGCTGCGTCAAGGGTAACGGACGCAACGGGCTGGGCAGGTGTGACGGATTGTGAACAGGCCGCCTTGAGCGGCAATGATGCGCTGCCGGCGGGGTAGGATTCACACATCCACCGCCACCGACCGATGACCACCTTCACCCTCACCAAGCAAATCACCGAGCAGTGCAGCGAGGAGATCCGCTTCACCGTCTACAGCGCCGACACCGAGAACTACCGCGCCGTCGAGATCGTCGGATTCCAGACCAGTGCCAACAAAGACAAGATGATTCAAAAAACCCGCGCAGCTCGCCACTTCATCGGCAACAGCCGCATCCTCTACCGCTCCTTGCTCAAGCAAGGCTGGGTCGCCGCCTGACCCTCACCGGGCCGCTCCGGCGGCCCTTCTCCCATGCGCTTTTTTAAGATCTTTCGCCAGTCAGCTTGCTTTCTAGCTCTCTTTACCGCGGCAGTTTTGTTGGTTCATTTTCTTGGGGCTTTCGGGGTTCTTGCTGGTGGCCCGCTGCTAGGACTGGCCGGCTACTTTGTCGGCATCACGCTGCTGGTGTCAGTGGCAATTTGGGTAGCAGAGCAAGTGTGATCAACTCCATGCCCAAGCTCGATCCCGAATACAACCACATCCCCGAGGATCTGCCCGATGATGACGACGACCGCGACCACCCGAGCCTGACGGCTGCCGAACGCAACCCATCCATGAAATGACCTACATCCTTGACCTTGGCCTGTGGCACGTCGGCCCATTCCCGACCCATATCGCGGCGCAGCATTGGGCCGAAAGCCATGGCGTTGAAAATTACCGGTTGATCCCACTGGATGATCCAGCCGAAGCTCCTGCTAAGGTGCATCGCTACCGTCACACCAGAGCAGATGCCGACGATTCGCCTGGCTGATGCCGCCAAGCACTACGAGCAGCAACCGCATCAGCTGGCCGCCTGGAACGCCCTGCAGCAAGTGCTGACGACCAAGGAGGTGGAAGACTTCGCCGCGCTGTATCGGGCCGCTCCTGCGGTCAAGCCAGCCGCTACCACCAACCCGCTGAAGGTGCGGTGGCAGAGCCAGCTCGACAATAAATCTGGCACCGGCTACCGGGAGTGTTTCAGCTCCAGCTGCGCCATGCTCGCGATGCACTGGGGCAAGGTGGCCAATGATGACGCCTACAACGCGATCCGCAACCAGTACGGGGACAGCACCGACGCGCAGGCGCAGCTGCTAGCGCTGCGCAGCCTAGGCCTCAAGGCCAACTTCCACACTGATGGCACACCCGCCAGCCTTGAGGCCGAGATCGCTGCTGGCAGGCCTGTGGCTGTGGGCTGGCTGCATCATGGCCCGGTCTCTGGCCCATCGGGCGGGGGCCACTGGAGTGTGGTCATCGGCTACACCGCAACAACCTGGATCCAAAACGATCCCAACGGGGAGGCCAACCTGGCAGGCGGTGGCTACAGCACCAACACCAACGGCGCTGGCGTGGTCTACAGCCGCAAGAACTGGAACCCCAGGTGGATGCCCGGGGGAACCGGCGGCTGGTACCTCAGCGTTTTACCAGCGGGGTAATGACACCAGCCAGGATCTCAATGGTTCGGTAAAACTTGACAGCCATTTTGCTGTAGCGGCCGAGGGCCTCGTTGTCCTTGGGTGTGGGGGTGAGGTTGACGATCGCTACCGCGGCGCCATGGACGGCAATCGCAGCGGCAATGTACTCAGCAATTTGGTCAGGCATGGCGTTGCGGTAGCGGTTCGGTTCAGTCTGTCATCCTTGCTTCAACCTTCGACACCCGCTGCTCAACTGAGTTGAGGCGCCCAAAGGTCTCCTTGCGATCAGCTCGGATGTCGATGTGAAGCTCCTCGAGGCGGGTGGCTACGTTCTCGACCGCAACCGTGAGCCGGGTGACGACATCGCGGTTAGTGGTGTTGCCACGGATGGCGCCACCGGTGGCCATGACAAGAGCAGTGAACGCTGATCCGACCAGGGCGGCGATGACTTCAATCATGGTCACTCTTGATAGATGAAGGTACCGTCTTCGTACAGCAAGGCATCGGAGTCTTCGGTCAGGATGTACTCCGTTGCGGCTGGCGTTACTGCGCCACCACTCAAGCTGGTTTTAATGCTTGAACGCAATGACCCCTTAAGGCTGTTGCGTAGGTTTGCTGACATCAGCCTGCCCCAATTACTGTGGCAACAGATGGACTGCCACCGTTGATAGTTACCAACCGAAGCCTTGCATAATTGACAGGACAACCGCTTAGGCAGTAACCAGTCGTGCCATTGGTTAGGATGGTGTAATCTGCATCATCTTGATTAAGATTAAAATAGTCAACACCATCAAGGCTACCTTCAAAGCGGATCACAACGCTGGTGGCAATGGACGCAACTGTTACCTGATAGGTAATTGCTTGGGCGCCATAGCTCAAGCCGTTTTCGGTTACACCAACTGCGGTAAGCGTGTCCAGCGTCACAAACTGCTTGGATTGCAGCCTTTCGTCAGCGGATGGCATGGGTGGAAGTGCTTTAGGAACAGGTTAGCAGGCCCCTACGCCCACGGCACACCAGCCGCCTTGGTAGGAGCGGCCTGTTCATCCAGTTGCGCTTGGAGTGCGGCCTCGATGGCGGGCACGTCCAGCTTGGCTTGCACCCAGCCGATCACCAGCTCTGGTGTCAGGTCAGCGTAGGGAATGGCATCACCTGCAGGTGGCTCCAGGGCGATGGATCCATAGGCGGAGCTGGTGTATGTGCCATCGCTGGCAGCAACTGTGTAATGCGCGCTGAAGACGGTGTAGATGTTGCCGTCATTCGTGTGGCGTTCGAGGTTGGCGATGGCCCAGGTGTAGGTGGTGGTCATGGTGGTGTGGTGGTGGTGAGTGGGCTTAGGTGGCAATAATGCCAAGGGTCCGCAGTTTTGCCAGTAACGCATTCAACTGTGTAATTACGTCAACGGCAGTAGTGGCATCAGCAACAGCAGTGGGTTGCACCACAGGCGTAGCGTTGTAGAAGCCAATCTTCTGCGTGGTAGCTGTGCCAAACTTGGTGCCGGTGGTGGTGCCAACGGTGATGTGGCCAGCATCGGCTAGGTGCAAAAGAGAAGTTGGCGAACTAACTCCCAGACCTAAGCGGCCATTGGCGTTAAGGCGCATACGCTCGTTTGCTGGATCAACCGCATTGTCTGTTCCAAAAATTATTGAGCCGCCACTGCTAGCAGAAGTACTAATGTAAACAGAGCCAGGATATGAAGCGTGGCTATGACCATATAGTGTGACGGCGCCACCATAACCAGAAGAACCGCCCCCTGCTTGAAGAATAAAAGATCCAGCATAAGTGCTAGTTTCGTTTAGAAGTGCTACATATCTCGCACTTGTTCCATCGCCACTAAGAGAGATATTCCCAGAAACGCCAAGCAATCCTCCAAGACCGGTAGTATTCCCCAGACCTACGCAGTTAGTAGCAGCATCAACGTAGAACGTATTGTTGTCGATGTTGACGTTACCGCTTGCATCAACGACGATGCGTGAGGTGCCACCAGTGGCGATGGCTACTTGGTCTGCACCAGGGCTGTAGACACCAGTGCCGGGGTAGCCCTCAAACGCAACACTAGGTGCTGCTGCGGTGCCTGCCGGGATGCTTGCAAACAGTTCGCCAAAGGTGATCTTCTTATTCTTATCCGCTGCTGCGGCTTCACTGATGTCAACAATCGGCAACAGGTCACCAGTGGCTGGTGTGGTCAGTGCCGTCAGGTCTGAGATTTTGCGGTTTGCCATGGTGTTGGATGCGTGGGGATAGTCTAGCCTTTACCACTCAAGGATCAACCTTCATAAAGGATGTTGATTGACCCGGCGTCGAAGGTGTCGGTGCCGTTCACGGTGGTAATGCGGATGCGGTCTAGGACAGCAGCAAGGGAAATGGATCCTGCTGTAACGTGAAACAAGGTGGTGTCCATGCCTATGTTACCTTGCACAACCCAGTTGTTGCCGGAGAATTTGGAGATCACAATTGAGCCGCTGTATAAACCTGCATCCGCTGAGTTAGTTCCAAAACCTGTTGTAAAATTATTTGTTGCAATAGTTCCAGATTGAAAAAAGCGCACTGCGCTGCAAATGTAACCAGAAGTGGTTACGCCAGCAGCCGTTCCAAGTTGCAAAAGATGGCTACTGGTTCCACTTGTGCTTACTCCAGCAAACATTACCGTTATGCGGCTGACTGTGCTTGGGATATTGATAAAATTAATTGCCGTTCCACTTGTAGACGCAACGGCCGTCCCACTGGTGATGCCGTTGATGGTGGTCCATGTTGCTGTAGTAGCGTCAGTGACCAGTGCCTGGCCTGCATTGCCGGTTTGGCTTGGCAGTAATGCCGCTAGCGCCAGTGCTGCTGTGATCGCACCCGTGCCGCCGTTAGCGATCGGTGTGATGCCGCCAACTTGAAAGCCAGCAGGGTCGAGCACGCCGACGGTGATCCATGCACTGTTGGATCCATTGCGGATCTTGTACACGGGCGGGCTGCTGCTGGTATCCGTCCACGGCTGGAAGGCAACTTTTACAGTTGGTTCGATGTTGCCGCTGCTTTGGCTGAACAGTGCCGCGAGGTTGTCGTTGATGTCAGCGCGTATGCTCGGAAAAGTTGCGTTCTGGACGGACTGATCAGATTGTGCCATTAGAAAGCGCGACCGTAGCCAACTGCATTATAGGTGAAGTTTATCACCTGTCTGCTGCCGCCTTGCAGAAAATCAATGTCAAAACCCGTACGGGTTAGGTTTGTGATCTGCGCATGGGTGTTTGCTCCGATTGATAATGCCGTCACGCCAATACTAGGTAGTAAGTTGTAGTACGGATCACCAACTGTAACTGCTTTATAGTAAGCATTGGGGAATGTAATTGATGTGACGGCACTGCTGCTGCTGGCTTGAGTGGCAAGGCTGCTGGTAACGCGCCGCGTTAGCTCAAGTTCTGCGCCAAGCTCGTCTATTGCCACACCAATCAATTCTGTTTCAGTGGTAAAGACAGCCTTTACTTGGACACCACGGCCACGGATCATGCCGCTTACAAATTCAGTCCATGGCCCATAGGTAGGTGATGCGGCTGGATCGTCTAACGTGGTGCGCACATACATCACAACATTAATGCTATCTGCTACGGTGCCATCAAAGAACCCTGGCTGCGCATCAAAGCTGCCGCTAACTGAATCAAACAGCGTTGAAAAAACAAGTGGATAACTTACGATGTAACGTCGAATCCTGAAATCATATACATCGCCAAGATCAAAGGTATCCTGGAATTGGTATTCTGCGCCGCAGTCACCAGCGCAATAGATCACCTCCCAGTAGCCGGGCGATACATACGGATCTGGTTCTAGCGTCAGAGCAGTTTCACCTGCATCATATGCGCAGTTTGTTTTTGTGCCGCTGAATGGTGTAGCAAGGCTTTGCTCTTCCCATTCCTTTGCAACAATCCGCGATTCAGGTTGCGGCAATGTTATTTCAAAGCCTGTTGCATTTAATGAGCGGTTGCCTAGGAAGTCTTCAAACTTCAGGAAGTAGGTGCCAGGTAGTAGCGGCACTTGCTTTTGCGTTGAGCTACCAGCAACAGCTTGCACCACATCATTGCTGCTGTTCCATTCAGCACTTGCCAGCGCCCGTGGATCATGACGGATGATGACGCGGCCACCTACCTGCACGTCAAGTTCTGGCGCCTGCTTCCAACTGAGGATAAGCATGTCCTCGCCAGTAGCAATAGCGCTAAGGTCTTGCACATCAGACGGCGCTGCGCCAAGGCCAGCCACTGTGTATTCAGCCAGTGCAGGTTCACTGAACAAGATACCAGTAGAGCTGATGCTGCTCACTTGGATTTGATAACTGCCTACTTTGACGTCAAGGATGTCAAACGTAGTGCCTTGTACTGTTACGGTGGTGAAGTTGTCATCTCCATGGCGCCACTTAACGCGAAACTTCTTGATGCCTTTTGGTGCAAACCAACCAAATGTAATCTTAACGGCAATACGTCCATTGAGTTCATACTGCACTTCTGGGCTTGTGCCACCACCAATCTGCTGTGTGTTGATCGCTGCAAGCTCACTTGGCTGGCCAGGAATCTCGTTGAGGTTTGTTGTATCCCTAGTCTCAAGCGGCACGCCATCTTCAATGTAGGCGTATTTGCTTTCATTATGTGCAATGGCTACGATGCCGTAGTTAATGCCATCTGATTCATTGACGCTAAGCACACGCCATGTGGATGCCTGAAGTGTTGGGCTTTCAAGTATCCAGATGCTGTTGGCATTAGGTGCAGCACTTAATGCAGATTGTAAAGTGATTACATTGGTTACAACTGTTGAAATTTCACGTTGTTCTACGGTGCCATCAGGAAGCACCACGCTCAGCAGCGAACCACCTTCAATGCTTAGGTCGGTGCTGGCAGAATCATCCACCGTTATCACGGTGGTAGTTGCGGCACTGATGCGCCCAGCACGCCGTGATCCGGCCCTTACGGGATCTGAAATCAGGATGATCTGCCCAGGCCGTACCTGCTGGCCAGCGTCAAGGCTCGATGCAAAGGTGCACACCTCCTTCTCGTAGCGTTCTGCAAAGAGCAACCACTTACCGATGCGGTTGGCCTGGCCTCTGCTGGTGCAGGCGAACGCACTGACTTCAGCGCGGACGACGCCATACTTGGCGATCGCATCAATGTCCTCTACCACCTCATAGGCAGTGTCGCGCAGGCTCAGATCGAGGTAGCTGACCACTGCCACGTTAGGCCGCACCTTGAGGCTGCTGCCGCTGTAGCTGAAACCCTCTGGCGTTACGTTGGCCTGGTTGAACAGGTACACGGGATCCGATGGTGCGTCCTGCTCGATCGTGAGGCTGCCGGTGCTCCAGTACGCCTGGCACCGCATCACTGATAGCAGGTCATTGACGAGCTTATAGGCTTCTTCTGCTGTTTGAACTGAGGTGCTGCAACTGAACCGTGCTTCCTGGCCGCCGAAGCCATCATCTACTAATGCGTTGGAATACTTACTAGCAACAAAGAAAGCAAACTTATCCAGTTGCGCTGTACTGATGTGATTACCGAATCCATAGCGAGTGCTGGTGAGCAAATCATAAAGTATCCACGAAGGGCATGATACCCAAGTTGCTGCTGCAAACGTACCAGTCCAGACAAAATTATCTGGGTAGATGATCCGCCCAGTAGCTGCATCAACAGTAACACCAGCAGGTATTAGAACCTTGATACCTTTGACCAGATAGCTGCGAGCTGGGATGCTACTGAATTGCTCTGCATCCACCCTGAGGCCAACTAATGCACTGTTAGCATAGGTCAGTTTTGCATCAATAATTTCGGTGTAGCTGCTCCAGTTAAAAGCATTGGCCAGTAATGTGTCGGTGCTATCATCCGTGATCCGCGTTACCTTGATGTCTACAATGTCGGATGGATTGGGACGCGCTAATTGAATGAGGTAGTCCTTGCGGTATTCGTCTGCTGTACGGCCACTGATGGTATCGTCGATCTTGGTGGTGTAGCCGCCGCCTTGGTATTGAATTGCAATCTGCAACTGGACGCTAGAGCCTGACGTATCGCCGTTGGTATTGTCAATCTTTTGCAGCGATGGGATGGCGATCGTAACGCGAACAGCATCAACGTCAACATCGGTGATGGTGCGAACCTGCGGAACGGCTTTGACCACCGTGATGCCTACTGGCTTTTCATCTTCGATGCCGCCACCGAGCGGGATGTACGTTTGATTTTGCGTACCATTGCGTGTGTAGATTGTTACATCTTGGAAGTTGTAACTGCCGTCTGGATTCTGTAGGACGGTGTTGTTCAGGAAGACAGACTTCAACCCATCAGCTAATCCTTCAATTTCGCCTTCTGAAATCAAGTCGATGACGTTCGCATACTGCCTTGAATCAAG